GAACATAAATTATTAGTATATGTAAATGATGTTGGTTTAATACCCAATCCAACTTTTTTACCAGGAAATGAAAATATAGATGCACTTTGATATAAAAACTTTTTAATTCTATTTGTATCAGTCGGTCCAAATGTATTAAATGGAGTATCTTTTCTTTTATAAAATAAATGATTAATAGAATAATATGTTACTGATTGTAGAGAGTCGTCAACATTTTTTGCATCATTAAATGTAAGTTCAGTTCCCAATAATGGTAAATTAGTATGATCAGAATATAATGCAGTTAATGGTAATGCTGAACTAGTTAAACTTCCGGAATATATATTCCATTTCTTATAAGAAAAGAATGGATTAATACTAATATCTGATTTATCAATTCCAGTAAAAATCACCGGATATTCAATATTAGTTGTATCTAAATTATTTGTTGGCATAATAGTAAAAATCCCCGTTTATATTAAATAAATATAACGGGGACTAAATGTGGTATTATTTTTAGAAATCTAATTTAACACGAATCAATGATTCTTTACTAAATGATTTTAATATTGGTTTACTAACTTTTGCGACTGCTAATAATTCGAAGTTGTCATTATATAATCCAACTGTTGTGATATATGTAACCGGATCTTTTTTAAATGCCGGTTCTTTAATATCCCCGGCACTACCAGTTACATATGATGGATTATTTGTATAGTTAAATTCATTATTTCTAACTCTTACAAAATAATGCGTACTAGTAATTTTTTCAGAATTTCTTGCTAAGAAACCATATTTATCAGAAGTAGATACATTTGTTACTAAACCAGATCCAGAAATAGAACGAAATAACGCAAAATGATTATTACATTCTTGACTTGAACTTAATTGAGTTCTAAATCCTAAGTTTTGATCTAATACATTTCCGTCTAATACAATAACTCCGTAATCTGGATATGCTTTACCATAATATACTGGTGCAGATGAATTAAATACTCCTAAATTAATCGATCCAGATACTACATTATATACTCGACCCATTTCACCAACCATAGCCGTTGTGTTAATAGATGAATCATCGATTAAAGTGAATACTGAACTACCGACTGCAACCGAACCGGTTGCATTTACCGCTCTAGATGTAATTGCTGCTAATGGAATTTCAAAATTTCCTGGATCTAAACGTTCTTTTATTCTATTACGTTTAAATGCAATAGCATAAATACTGTCAGTACTACCAGATCCTTGAGTTGTAAATCTAGTTTCACTCGTAGTTAATAATAATTGTCTAAATTGAGAATATATAGCTCTAGATGGAGAATCGGATAATTGTCCTTGTGAATCTGATCCACTACCATATGCATGACCATATGCTACCGTATATTGTACTAATGAGTCTGATACACTAGGTATTGAATTCTGTACATCTACATAATAACGACGTTGTGCAGTTGTTTGTGCAGAAGAAGAAAAATGAGTAGTTAATGAACCCAGGCCTGTTGACCAAACACCGCCAGTAACTAATTCAGTTTGTTGATTAACCATATCATCTACTGTAAATCTACTAAACGTTTTCCCAGAAAAAGCTGCAGATGACTGCGGAATATTAAGCGGAATATTAGGATTAAAACCGGTTGCTAACTGGAAATTAGAATTTTGAGGACCATCTGCAAACTGGCCAAACAGGCTAGGTTCAGCCATATCTTGTAATTGACTATTTGTCTGAAGAAACTGGCCGGAAGCTGGTGCTGAAAATGCTCCATTCTGTATTGCAGCTAGACGTGCAGCTGCTCGTTGTGCAGCACTTTGACCAATTGGTTCGTATTTCGATTTAATTAAATTTATCATAATTATTTATATTCTTTTATTATAATGTTTTTTTCTTAACCGTAACCTGAATAGTAACACTACCTCCGGTTTCATTACCAATAATTGTAACGGTTGCTTTTTTATCTTCAGCGATTGATGCCATACCTTGTATTTTAAACTCAAATCCTACTGCTGAAATACTATGAGCATCTTGATTCATCATATTATAAGCGTCAGATACTTGAGATGACATACCAGGTGCACCTTTTGTTACATTCAATCCTAATATAGTATTATCGGATACGATACACGTATAACCCATTTGACTATTAGCACCAGTTATATTAAGAGTTTGTGGTGATAACGTAGATGTTCCGTTGTCTTGTAATTCGATAGTAGTAGTACCAGCAACACTTACAACCGGAATTTTTTGTGTTGTTTTCTTTAATGTTACTAACTTAGAACGTAATGCTTGTGTTTCATCTGGAACTGCTTCCAATATTGGCATATTTTCGATAATAGTACCATAATATGCCGTACCTAATGGATGATCTGTATTCCACAATGTATAATCAATTTCATCATCACCTAATGCAAATTGAGTAATATTAAATTTATTTCCGCCTTGTGCTAAAAGTTCACGACCTTTAATTGTTAATATTGCGTCAATTGTAACGCTAGAATTATCTAAATATCCCATATGTTTTTATTATTAAATAGTTTAGTTTTTATTGCCATAAACTAATGTATGGATTTCTTTTTTTATATAAATATGAATTTATTAAATTTTGTGTAGTATTACTCGGTTGCTGGACCTAACCCTGTTTTATTAACACTAATACCAATACTCGGTACAATTGATGTTATGTCAATCCGCGGATTAATATTAATTAAGTTTGGATTAACTTCTATTATTTCAACTACTGGTTTTCCTAAATACGTATCTGGTGAATCTATATTAAATCCCGCCGATGTCATTTTACTTCCATTATATCTAGAATTTAAGTATCCAGTAGGTTGTAATCCGGTTACCGTAGCCGATGATGAAATTTTATATTTTACTCCGCCTGACATAAAAGTTTCAATTTTATTTAATGTTTCATTTTTCACATTACCCGTTATAGTAGGAAACACACCTTCAGATATTCCATATGGACTAGATCCGGTAATAGATTTTGAACCAGACCATATTAAGTATGTATGATTATATACCGTTCCATTATATTTACTAGCATTACTAGCAGTAACATATAAAACTAAATCACCATCAGTAGTACCAAATATCTTATCTGCTAGAAGTGATATGGTGCTTTTTAAATCATTACTAATAACATCACTATTAATTATATCTTCATTAAGTTTAATAGAAGATGACTCTATTATATAATCTGACGATATTGTTTTTGCAGATCCGGATAGTTCATATGATAATTCTTGATATTCCCGCGCGGCAGTTGGTAATATAGATTGTTTGTTTCGTTCTAATAAATTGGGCTGAATTAATAACCCGGTCATTTTATCAGCACGTGCAGGTAATAATTGGTCTAATTGTTTAAAAAATGATAAATCAAATAAAGTGAATATTTTAATATATTCATTAATATTATTTTTATTTGCATATTTTTTCCAATAATCTCGAGATCTTTGTACTAATTCTGGATATTCATTTAATTCAAACTCACCCGGATCACCAATATATGAATCTAATTCTGTATAGCCTAGATGAGCAATAATATCATCATTAATCATCGTTTGTGGTGAAAAGAATATTCCTAATTTATTACTATCTAATGGTGCATCATCAAATTCACTACGCTCAATTCTTTTTAATAATTGCAATTCATTTGAATCTAATTCTGCAGACTCAATTCGAATTTTATTATCATCATGCGTACTCATTGCTATAGATATACTATCAAAGTAATACGTTTCTTCTATAGAGTCATACGGTTCATTATTTGACCATGAACTAAATGAAGCGGTAATATTATTAGTAACTGGTTGTACTCCCGATAAACTTGAAGTTGCGGCGTGATTAATTTTTTGAGTTAATGGCAATCTGAATACTAATTCATCATATGAATCTATAGTACCATTATATGCACTCGGAGCTTTGGTATGATTTGCAAATGCATCTTGTGATAAACTACCAGTCCACAATCTAAGTTCTTGTAATTGACCGTAAAGTCTAGAAGCACCAGTTGCTGGTATTCCTAATTTAACAGCTCCATTTAACGGAAGTGAACTATTAATTGATGCTGATACCGTCGCAACTACTTTACCATATTTTGCTTTTTTAATAAATAAATCTAAATTAGATCCATTTTTATTAATTAACATTGACAACCATTTACCATCAAACATTTCAATTTCACCAGTAGTTGCAGTAGTTCCTAAATGATTATATATAGTAGCTGTTCCCAATGTACCTTTAGTAAAATTTAATTTTACATTAACCTGACTACCAGATACTGTAATTAAATTCATGTTAGATGGCATAGTAGGATTAGTAGTTACATCATCTAATCTAAATCTTAATTCAACGCCACCAATTGGTTGTGTATAATTAATAGTAACAGTACCAGACGCATTGTTCATTAAATCTAATGAATAATCGAAATTATATTTTTCATATGCTGGAACTTTATTTAAACTAGGCCCACCATATTCATTAATACTAATCATTGACTCAGGAATACCGTAACATGATAATAATGCTTGTACACTTCGTTTAGTACCTTTAGATTTTAATAATAATGGTAAATTATTTACAATTCGACGCCAAACCATTCGAGTCATTTTAGACCCAGCTACACTCGCATCACCAACTGAATTTGAACCCGTTAATAATGCACCAGATTCATCAGTTCCCAATGCATACTGCCATAAATCTTGATATTGATTACCTTCGGCTAAATTCCAACCAAACTGTTTAGCAACACTAAATAATAATTCATCGGGCATTCCTAGTTTAGGATTTTCTTCATGTTTATAAATAGTAGATGCCTGTTTTATATAAGCATATAATATATCATAATGATGTCCTAACATGTTAACAAATGTATTTAACTGATCATTAGTTTCATTATATTGAATTGCTGGTGGTAAAAAATTTGTTAACTTGTTAATATTTAAATTATCATATAATGACGCCGATTCAATTAATCCATCAAACCAAGTTGTAAAAATACTGCTAGTTGGAGAATATAAATTAAATGGTCTTTCTGTATTTGATTTCGGTACAGGAAATATATAACTTCCTGTTAATGAACTTACCGGTGCATTAATAACCGGAATATCATTATTAAATAACATTGAAGATGATTCATAATATAGATATTTTTCAAATGAATCAAACCCACTAACTAATTTTGTTTTTAGTGCTAAATAATCAGTTGAATTCGTTTCTGCTGTACTACCTGATATAGTAGCTAACGTTGTTATTTGATTATCATAATATTCTAATAATTCTAATTTATATCTAAAGTTATGTAATCGTTCTTCAGCTGAACTATAAAAAATAAAGTTATTAAAATCTCTAAAATCTATATTTAATGGTGTACCTTCTAAACTACCCGAAAAATATCTATCTACAAGTTGTTGAGATGTTTGTACAGACGATCCTAATAAATCATTCCAATTCTTAACCTCGGTTCCAGAAGATATATTTAAATTGCCAACTGATACTTCGAAGTTAGGAGATGACAGTGTATTAAATGTTTTTGATGATTTAATTGGCGTTAATGCAACAGTATCTGTATATGGTAATTTTAATTCCTCTACAATCCAACATTTATTATTAACATTAATATCATCTGGTAATGGATCTAGTAATTTTACATATAAATTTTCACCAATAACAACACTATTAACATAAGCAACTGTTTTATTTCTACTAAAGTTTAATAAGTATTGAGTATAAAATGGAAATGCATCAGAATCAGTTTGTGGTATGTCATATTTTGCAGCATAATTGATATACTGCATAATTCCACTTTGAGTTAGTTTATTTGTTAAACGTAACTTAACCTCCGTACGATCAGGTGCAATTTCATCAATGTATAAATATTGTTCATTATACGACCCAATAACATCTTTAAAAAAATTTACAACAAATCTAAATTTACCAGCTGTTAA